GTCATAACGTAATGTACAAGTTATGTCTACAGGTTCACTAACTGACCAATCCAAATCTCCAAAATTTGCAGATTGTATGTAAGCACCTTTAAGGTCCCATTTTTCAACAACATCACCAACAGGTCCAAGTAATTGGAAAGTAACGTTCTTTTTGTAGAAGTCAGAGTATCCATCTCTACCTGTTACAGATTCGTGACCAAGTCTTATCCACTCAATTACTGCTTGAGCACCACTTGGTACGATTGGGTCATAAAGAGTAATGTCTAAGGGTTGCCAAGAAGCTTTCCCTTTTACATACCGCTTAACATTAATGTGATTTAGTTCAATCTCTTCAAATTCTATTGATGGACGATTAGCCGCTCTAATTAAGAAACTTGGTACACCTTCGATTTCCATAATAAAACGATTTTTCGTTTTAGGTTCGAATGGTGTAAAAAATATATCGTTTGCTCCAATCAAATCAGGCATCTGTTTTCTCCTGTTAAGTTTATTGTTCTATTATAAATATAAAGATTTGATAAAATCATCACAAACAATGTATTTCTTTTTCTTAGTTTTTTCTTAGTTTTATTTTATAAGAAAAAAGGGGCTCGTAATTGAGCCCCTTTAGTTCTGTTGACCTCCCTTTTATTCAGGGAAAGCCGCCCCTGTTGGCAATACAACAAAGTCAAGTACAATAAACTCAGCAGTTCTTGTAGGCTGTATGAAGATTTGACCAATTAATTGGTTTCTATCTACTACTTCAGGAGTATTATTGGAATCATCCATTACTACTCTGAATGCCGAAAGACCTGAACGTTGTTGTACAGATTCCATATAAGGATTGACAATGTTCAAGAAACGATTTCTTGTCGCTGCATTGTTTTGTTCAAAGACTAAGAATCTTGAAGATGATGCAATAAACTTCTTCAAGTTAATTAATAATCTACGAACATTGATTCTATCAAGAGCGGATGGTCTTGCTTGTAGAGTTTTCTGACCAAATGCTACAATACCTTGTTGTGGGAATTGTGCTATAGGATTAACTCTACCGTCATACAATTCATCTCTGTCTGTATGAGTTAAGATTTTCTTAACATCTTGCGCCGCGATACCACCACGATTAAGACCTGCAGGTGCAAACCATTCTTGACCTAATCTGTCATTCTGTGAATACACACCTAACATTACTACTGATGGTGGAACCCAAATGCTAGCACCGCCTCCTGGATTACCAATACTAATCCAAGGATAATAAACCCCTACGTAGTTGTTATCAAGTGAAGCAACATCACTAACTGCGTTAGTTACACTTCTACCCCAACGTGAACCATCCATAATGTAGAAAGTATCACCACGATTAGAAGCAATACTTATTGCTCTATTACTAACACTTGGATGATACTCGTGTACAATACCAGGAGTAACGACTAAATTCATATCAATGAAATCAGGGTCACTTATAGTTCCTAATGCTCTCTTATAAGCAACTGAACCACTCTTTGCGGCACCACTACAATCAAATCCTTGTTGATTTGCTGCGGTTATATCACCATTAAAGAAGATTTCTCGTGCTGGGTTTTCACCACCAAATCCCCATTGAAAAGGAACTTGAAACTTACGTTGTCTTACATTTGTAGCACTTGTCAATGATAGATTTGTTTCATTATCAGCAAATCCTTCATCACCACCTGCTGTACCTGTCATATCTTCAAGTGAAAATGTTACGTTAGCACCTATGGTAGCAGTACCTGGTATCGGAGCTAAATAAGCTTGGTTAACTTTATTAGTAGAAGCTAAATCAAACCCGTAATACAAACTAGGAGCAAATAATCCATTTTCATCTGTAGTAGTTATGAATGATGCTGTCGGTACGTTGTTACCGGTCGCATTACCTGGCACAGGATTTTGAACTGCACCAAACCCCATAGGAGCTACTGCACGACCAATTCCTGCTGCTTCTGCTGTTAGGTTAGAGTAATCACCAATTCTAATATATTCAGAACCATTACCATAATTACCATATTTAGTAATTTCACCTACAGAGTTAGTTTCAGACCAAGAATCGCCAATTATAGCAACAACAAAGTTTTTGCTTTGTGGGTCAAGATTCAAAGCACTAAATGTTTCAACTGACTCAAATGTAGTCGGGTTTTCAACATTACGTTTAAATACTTGCATATCAAACTGAGCATAGTCAGGTGATGAGTTGTTAGTTGCTGCGGCTTTAATATTTGAAAAACCAATATAAAAATCAGTATTCATCTCTTCGCCGTGTCCACGTGTGTAAATTCTAAATAAGTTCTTTTTACCTACACCTGTTTGTGATTGTATGTATGGTGTTCTTGCAAATGAAAATGAACTATTACCTGTCCAAGAATTTGCTGAACCATCTGAACCAAAACTCTGTGTTCCACTTTGAAAATCAAGTGTGTGTAAAGATGCAGATACTAACATCGAACCTGAAGTTCCTAAATCTGAAAACATCTTAGTTTCACTAAAGTTTTTATACATATACACGTTATGTTGTAATGTCTGCGCGTCTGTTGGCAATGCGTTTTCACCACCAATTACATTAACATTACCAATAGTTTCAAGTGTTTGATTTGTACCTGAAACGTATAATATACTTTGTTCTGAAGCTGAAGCCGGTAATGGTGCGTTATAAGTACCGCCTGTATGCTTACCTATCTTAGTAGCACTTATGTCATTTGTACCGCCCGTTGCTTTTCTTGAAGGTGCTAAAGTCATTAAAACTTTACCATTATTAGGTCCTTCACCTACACACAAGTTTATAGCATCAGTGGTGTAACCACCTATACCAAGTACACGAACTATCGTGACGCTTGCCGCACCACCATCTAAGTATCTCTTAGCGGCTAAACCTGCATAATAAGGTGTTTGTCCGCCAATAGTTCCAAAGACTTGTTCGTATTGAGATGTACTTGTTATAACGGTCGGTCTAAAAGCAGGACCCTTTGTTGTTGGTCCTACAATCGCCGCTCCAATATTTGCTATACCTTGTGGTAGAAAGGATAAATCTTTTTCTCGGGTAAATACACCCGGAGAAACAATTCTTTCTGCCATTTTATTCTCCTATGAAATAAGGTTATTGTTAAACATATATAAATAGTTTAGAAAATATCCAAACGTTATATTTATAGTGATTATTTTTCATTTACGGGTGTAAATTCGCCTGTTTTAGGGTCAAGCGTACCTTCTCCATACTTTTCACTAAGAGTTTTAACTAATTCTTTTTCAGTAGTTTGATTAGTTTTCCACTCTCCACGTATAGCTTCTTCTCGTTCTTGAATTGCTTGTATTCTCTCATCTACTAATATTTTTTGTACACCAAGATTACCAAGCTCGGTTTGTAATGTAGAATACGTATCTGCTATTGTGTTTATTTGTTTTAATTCATCTTCTGTGAATTTGTTATCTTTAGCCATATTGTAACTCCTAACTATTTAGTTTCTTCAAAAATAAATTTTGTTTTTCTAACATCATCTTGTTTTTTGTGATGAGGCGTACTCTCAAACGCTTTGTGATAAGCATCAGGCCAAACTTTATTCATCCAACTTGTAACAATGTATTTATCATCTGATACAGGTGTTTGTGCGTAATGAACATAAGGCCAAAAACAAGGAAATGCAAAATGTTTTCCTACTTCAGATTTTACAGCTGTCTTACTATAAGGAAAAACCGTTCTACCGCCTTCTTCAACATCGTTTAAATAAAACATACTAACAAACATTCTATTCCCATATTCAAATTGATGAGAACCTTCAATGTGCCAAGACTCATAATGACCAACACCTTTTTCGTACTTGTGTATCTCCCACATTGGATAATAAATTCCGTCACCAAATATATCACCTTCAACATCATAATGTTCAGTTAGTCCGAACTTTTTTACATATTGCACTATACAATGGTCTGATACTTCTTGTAACTTCTTTATATAATCACCTGCTTCATCAGATGATAGTGACATTAAATCAAGCTCTCCTGTATCTTTATAATCGTTGTCGAGTCCTCTGTGAGTTAAACCGTGTCGTGTCTCATTTTTCTTAGCATAACTTTCATATAAATCTATGAGTTCTTTACAAAACTTAGGAGTTAATGCATCATATGTTTGATGTGTACCATCCATAAACCAATTTGCCGGTTTAACTTTATATTGACCGCCGTGAAGACTAACGTCACTTCCCCTGTCATTAATATCTAATCTTGGCGTTCTATTAGAAGTTTTAAACATAAGCGAAGAGTCTAAAGGTATAATTTTATCTTTATCATCTTTTTTCATATCAGGAGTTTTGTAACCAACTTCTTGAAGTTGTTTGACTTCAAGTGGATAAAAAATATGTTCCATATTATCTTTTATTTTAAAATGAAAAATATCTTTATCAAATCTCATATGTTTTTCCATAGCTTCGTTGTCAATAACATAATGAAGAAATAGTTGAGAATACCAATCACCTTCAAATTCATTTCTATAATGTGAGATATTATGTCCAAGATACAATATAGCATCACCTGGTTTTTGTATAACTTCTATTGATTCCTTAGTTTTTAATGAAGTAACATATATAGGATATGAATGTGATTGTCCAAGATTTATCGTAAGTGAAATTTGACACCAAGGCCAATCTGTGTGATGTGTCATTGAAGCACCTTTCAAATAAACTCTTTGAAACGAATATGTTGGAATTAGTTTTTCGTCTGTGAACTCTGATACTTGAGGTAAAACACTATATAATGTGTTTTGCCATATTGGATGAGAATTTACATTCCAAGTCATAGGATGTACTGCATCGCCTTCACCCATTAATGGATTATTACCTAAAACCATTTGTTTTTTTACAACAGATTCAACACTTTGATTTGAAAAATAATCAACTTGTTGTTCAGTAAAAAAGTTTTCTAAGATTACATAACCATTTTCAAACAATTTATCGTTCATTACCTATCTCCAAAGTTTAACATACTAAAAGATGAATGTAAAATAAAATTAAAAGAAGCTGATATTCTTGTTTTGTCTGAAATAAAAGGATAAACCGTATGTAGTAAAGATGATGGAAACATTAAAAAATCACCTTTTTTAGGCTTTACTCTAAAAGTTCCTTGTTCAAAATATCCTGTAGACTTGTAAATAATTTCTAAAGACCCGTCACCTGAATTTTCTTTACCTATTTGGCTACCTGCAGATTCAGGACTTTTAGGTGCGATTATTTCTTTTATGAATTTATCATCAACATCATTAAAAAAGAAAACTGAAGTAATATTACAATATGGATGAAAATGAATAGGATTATATTCACCACTTTTCATTTCGTTTACCCAACCACCTGTTATATTAGGTTGCATTTCAATTTGATTCGGGTCTTCAGTACGAAATGATTTATCGTTATTAGCCCCATTCTCATTATATCTACTTACTATCGTTCTTCCATAATGTTCACATACAGATAATAAAAACTCTTCTGTTTGAGTTTGATAATAATAAGGAGGTTCTATAGTCCATTCGTCATCTATTCTACCTGCTAATTGTTTAGAATGGTCTCGTTTCTTTTCTTTTAAAACTTTATCAATAATGCCTTTAAATTCAGTAAAGATACCATCAGGTAGTCTACCTGCTAAAATAGCAGGACCAAAAGGTCGTAATAATTTAAAATCAACTTTTTCTACTCTATAAGATTTTGACATAGTAACCTGTTCTTGATATATATATAAATATCAGATAAATTCTGTAAAAGTATTTTTTTTATAAATTTGATTCAACTATAGTAGCTATATATTGAGCATCGTTTTCTATAAGACTTTTAGATGCTTCATTCATCCCGTATACCCAAACACATCCTTGCATACTACTTGTACTAAACGAAGGAGTACTATCAATCAGACTTGCTGCGCTATGCGCACAATCAGGAAAATACGCTTGATTTACTTGGTCGTATAAAATTCCAGGAACATTACATACTTCATCACCTTCCATCCAATCACTACCTGACCTAACTATGTAAGAAGTTTTATACAAAGAACCTGTTACACTACCACCCATAGGGTCTATATAAATATTACCATCACTACCCGATACATAAAACATAATTAAGGTCCGCCGGTTGGGTCATCTAATCGAGATACAGAAAACACATCTACTGCGTGATAATGAGTTGAAGTAGGTGTAGTCATAGCTTTCGGTGCTCTGAAAGACCACGCATAATTAGAAGAATATGTAGTATCATCGACAGAAAGTTTATTATATGCGTCTATAAGAGTATGAGTAGGTGTTGTAGTAGGCCCTACTGCTAATTTATGTGTATATGTAAGTGAACGACCTGTTCCTGCTATATGCCACGAAGCAACAAAATCTTTAGTTGTACCTAATGTGTAAGAAGTTGTAGGTGATGTAGCTAATAATGTATTCGTACCTGAAGACCTTTTGTAAAAATAAATTGCACCTGTACCACTTCCTGAATTATCACGTATCTGATACATATATCCTTGAGTAGTAATTGAAGGTTGTGTAGGATGAGTTGTAGTATTCATCTGTATGTCAATGTTTTGGTCTTTATTATTTGTACTATTCATATAGAATCTAAATCTCCAAGCATAACATTGTGTAGTAGGAACATTTGTTATATATAAAACTCCTGCAGGAGTTGGAGTATAATCTGTAGTTCGTATGTATGTACCATGAGGATTATTTGTGTTTCTAAATCTAACTTGGTCTGATACAACTACAGGATGTGTATAAGTTGTATCAGGTGATGTAGTCCAAGATAATCTTGTATCTACCGTACCTGGTGTTGTATTTACAGGAGCAGAAGGTACAAAATAACTATTAGCTTCTAAAGCAGTTGTAGCAAAATCATCTCTTGTTCCTGTACCGATATCACCATCATTCCAATCATCAGCACCAAACACATCATAATTAACTGCAGCGGGTGCCGCATCTTGGTCATAACTATAAAATTCAGACATTGCGTGTGGTGTAGAACCATCAGGTCTATTTGAAGCGTCGTTATCTGTATTGATTGCGGCAAATCCACCAGCACCTGTAGACATATTAGTTAATGATATTGGTGTTGCATATGGAGCTATACCTGCATATGTTGGGTACGGTATCGTAGAAGTATAAGAATTTAATTCAATTTCTTTTGCGATACCAAATAAACTTAATGTGCCACTACTTGGAACTGCCACGATTAGCCTCCATTAATTTTATCTATTTTTTCTTTTAATTCTTTTATAGCTTGTACTAATAATGGTACTACTTTTTCATATTGTATAGTTAAATAGTTTTCACCACTTTCAGATACACCATCTTTATTATCAAAAGGTGCTAACTTAACAGCTTCAGGTAATATTTCTTGAAGGTCTTGTGCGAGTAATCCAACCATTTTTTCGTTTCTATCATATCCCGCAATGTTTTCAGCAACTGAGTTCCAATTATACGTTATACCTTCTATATTGTCTATCTTTTCAAGAGCATCATCTATTTGTTCTATATTTTCTTTTAATCTCTTATCAGAAGAATACGCTACAACATCAGCTGTCGCAGAAACTCCTCCTGTTACTGATAATGTAGAGCCATTGTATGTTAACCCGGATTCACAAGTCACCGTACCATCACCATCATCGGTAATTACACGATTTGCACCTCCTCCAAAACCTACTTCACTTAAATCTAAAGTAAGAGTTAAATCATCATCTAATACACCACCATTTCCAATATCAAGTCCTGTACTAACAGACATTGTAATGGCGTCTCCACTCGGTCCAACGGTACCTTTTTGACCTTTTTGACCTGCTGTGCCTTGAGGTCCTTTAGGTCCTTGTGAACCTGCACCACCCTGTGGTCCTTTAGGTCCTGTTGGTCCTCCTGGTCCTGCAGAGCCTTGAGGTCCTTTAGGTCCTTGTGCACCAATTGGTCCCGCACCGCCTTGAGGTCCTTTAGGTCCTTGAGCACCTGTTGGTCCTGCACCACCTTGTGGTCCTTTAGGTCCTTGAGCACCTGTTGGTCCTCCACCGCCTTGTGGTCCTTTAGGTCCTTGAGCACCTGTTGGTCCTCCACCACCCTGTGGTCCTTTAGGTCCTTGTGCACCTGCACCACCCTGTGGTCCCTTTTGTCCTTTATCACCTCCAGGTCCTTGTCCTCCAGCACCACCCTGTGGTCCTTTAGGTCCTTGCGCACCCATATGTCCTTGGACTCCTTTGGGTCCTTGCGCACCATCTGGTCCAACACCACCCTGTGGTCCTTTAGGTCCTTGTGCACCTCCAGGTCCTCCACCACCTTGTGGTCCTTTTGGTCCTTGTGCACCCGCACCGCCTTGAGGTCCTTTTTGTCCTTTCTGACCTCCTGGTCCTCCTGAGCCTTGTGGTCCTTTTTGTCCTTTATCACCTCCAGGTCCTTGTCCTCCAGCACCACCCTGTGGTCCTTTAGGTCCTTGTGCACCTGCACCGCCTTGAGGTCCTTTTTGACCTTTTTGGCCTCCGGGTCCTCCTGAGCCTTGTGGTCCTTTTTGTCCTTTATCTCCACCGGGTCCTTGTCCTCCAGCACCACCCTGTGGTCCTTTAGGTCCTTGTGCACCTGCACCACCCTGCGGTCCTTTCTGACCTTTCTGTCCTCCCGGTCCTCCTGAACCTTGCGGTCCTTTCTGACCTTTCTGTCCTCCAGGTCCTCCTGAGCCTTGTGGTCCTTTAGGTCCTTGTGAACCCGCACCACCTTGCGGTCCTTTAGGTCCTTGCGCACCTCCTGAGCCTTGTGGTCCTTTTTGTCCTTTCTGACCTCCTGGTCCTCCACTACCTTGCGGTCCTTTTTGTCCTTTCTGACCTCCTGGTCCTCCTGAGCCTTGCGGTCCTTTTTGACCTTTATCGCCTCCAGGTCCTTGTGCACCTGCTGGTCCTTGCGGTCCTTTAGGTCCTTGGTCTCCTGTCGGTCCTTGTCCTCCTGCGGGTCCTTGAGGTCCTTTAGGTCCTTGTGCACCTCCGGAGCCTTGCGGTCCTTTTTGTCCTTTCTGACCTCCCGGTCCTCCTGAGCCTTGTGGTCCTTTTTGTCCTTTATCACCTCCAGGTCCTTGTGAACCTGCGGGTCCTTGTGGTCCTTTAGGTCCTTGCGCACCTCCTGAACCTTGTGGTCCTTTCTGACCTTTCTGTCCTCCAGGTCCTCCTGAGCCTTGTGGTCCTTTTTGTCCTTTATCACCTCCAGGTCCTTGTGCACCTGCTGGTCCTTGAGGTCCTTTAGGTCCTTGGTCTCCTGTCGGGCCTTGTCCTCCTACGGGTCCTTGTGGTCCTTTAGGTCCTTGTGCACCTGCTGGTCCTTGTGGTCCTTTCTGACCTTTCTGTCCTCCAGGTCCTTGCGCACCTTGATTACCCTTTTGTCCTTTTGGTCCTGCTGAGCCTTGCGGTCCTTTAGGTCCTTGCGCACCTCCTGGGCCTTGTGGTCCTTTTTGTCCTTTATCACCTCCAGGTCCTTGCGCACCTTGAGTACCTTTTTGTCCTTTATCTCCTCCTGAGCCTTGTGGTCCTTGATTACCCTTCGGTCCTTGTGAACCTGCGGGTCCTTGATTACCCTTCGGTCCTGTTGGTCCTGCTGAGCCTTGTGGTCCTTTTTGTCCTTTATCTCCTCCTGGTCCTTGTGCACCTGCGGGTCCTTGTGGTCCTTTCTGACCTTTCTGTCCTCCAGGTCCTTGCGCACCTGCCGGTCCTTGAGGTCCTTTAGGTCCTTGGTCTCCTGTCGGTCCTTGTGCACCTACAGGTCCTTGAGGTCCTTTTTGTCCTTTATCGCCTCCTGGTCCTTGTGCACCTACGGGTCCTTGTGGTCCTTTAGGTCCTTGGTCTCCAGCACCACCCTGTGGTCCTTTTTGACCTTTCTGCCCTGTTGGTCCTCCTGAACCTTGCGGTCCTTTCTGACCTTTATCTCCACCGGGTCCTTGTGCACCTGCTGGTCCTTGAGGTCCTTTTTGACCTTTATCTCCTCCTGGTCCTTGCGCACCTGCGGGTCCTTGTGGTCCTTTAGGTCCTGTTGCACCTTGGTCTCCACCGGGTCCTTGAGGTCCTTTGGGTCCTTGTGAACCTGCACCACCTTGTGGTCCTTTTTGACCTTTGTCTCCGCCGGGTCCTCCTGAGCCTTGTGGTCCTTTTTGTCCTTTATCACCTCCGGGTCCTTGTGCACCTGCTGGTCCTTGAGGTCCTTTAGGTCCTCCTGGTCCTGCTGAGCCTTGTGGTCCTTTTTGGCC